GGCGCCCAGGTACTTGCCGTTCAGGATGGTCAGGTACAGGCCCGAGCCGTCCGAGAAGAACACGCGGTATTGCGACTTCTCGCGGTTGACGACCGTGGCCGTGGCCAGGTTGCGGCGCTGCTGGATGAACGGCCGGATGTTCATCGTCAACGCCGCCGGCAGGAAGTTGCCGAAGTTCAGCGTCGAGTTCATGCCGATGACGCCGCGATCGTCCAGCACGTAGGCCTGGTCCATCGTCTGCGCGGTGTACGGGACCGCGCCGGTGCCGGTGTTGAAGTTGGTCAGCTTGAAGTCAGCCGAGCTGTTGCCGTACAGAATCGAAGTGTCGCTGCGCGTGTAGACGCCCAGGGCACCAGTGGTCTGATCGCCAGGCATCACCAGCAGATTGGTGATGTCGTCGTTCATGGCGATCTCGCCGGCGCCAGTCAGCGGAGTCCATTGGTACGGGTCACCCAGCGACGAAAACTGCAGCGAATGGTTGAAGGCCAGGAACAGGTGCTGCTTGTGAAAGGCGATGTGCGTCGGCGTGTCCGGCGACATGCCGGTCTCGATTGGCACGTAGGTAGTGCCGTCAAACTCGAACGCGCGGTTCACGCCGTCGCAGCCGTAGAGCTTCTTGTTGGCCGCGCCGCCGCCGCCAAAGTTGGCGACCGTCGTCTCGACGCGGCCATCCTTGGCCAGGGTGATGGCAGCTTGCGTGCCGTTGGCGACCGCGTATTTCAAGCCGCCGACGTTCAGGTCTTCGTTGTCTTGGAAGGTGCCGGTGATCGACGCAAAGATCAGCCGGCCTGTAGCGTCGTTGCTGGCCCAGTCGCCGGACTGCAGGACCACGCGGGCCACGGTGCCAGTGGCGCCGCTGGTGCCGCCCACGATCACGTCGCCATCAGCAATGGCCACGTCGCCGGCGTCGAACGCGAGCTCGTAGCCTAGGTCCACCTTGACCCAGCCCGAGGTGGTCGCCTCGTACATCTCGGCGTTGGTGTTGGCCACGTTGTTGCGCCAGGCGTACACCACGCCGTTGTAGAAGGCGACACCCAGGATGCTGCCGATGCCCGGCACTGGCCCGATGTCGGCACGGTAGTCATTGGCCGCGGCCAGGCGGTAGATGGCATCCTGCTCATCGTCGGCGTCGATGCCGAGAATGGTTGCAATGGCCCCGACAGTGGTGCCGCCAACGGTCACGTCCTCGCCGCTTAGGAACGTGCCGGTCACGCGCGTGACGGCGACATGGATGTCGTCGACGCCGATCACCTTGCCGGTGGCGCTGGACGAGTCACCCGTGATGGTGTCGCCGACGCTGACGGCGCCGGTCAGGGTGACCTCCAGCAGCAGGTAGACGGCGTCGGAAGGGTTGGGTTGGCCATCGTAGCGGTCGTAGCCCGCGATGCGGGTGTAGCCGCCGGTGATGGAGTGCTCGAAGTTGCTCGCCGCGCGGCACACGCCGGGGGGCAACGAAAGCATCGGGGTGGTCTGGTCAAGACCGCCCTGCAGCCTGGCCAGATCGTATTTGACGGGGGGCGTTTGCAACGGCATGCTCGCCCCCGGTTATGCCAAAGGCGGTCCGCTGACAGGCGTGGGCAGCTGGTCGATGTCCAGGCGGTTCATCAACCGCTTGAACTCCTGCTCCCCACGGGCGAACACCTCGGGTGCCGCCTCGTATCCGCCGTAGTACATCATCGCGCGGTACACGATGATCATGTGAAAGCGCGACGGGATCTGAGGCTCGTCAGCGTCGGCCTCGAGCTCCACCGGCTTCTTGTAGTACTCGGCCGTGATCACGTACGGCTGGTCGGGGATGGACCCAAACGCCAGGTTCTTGTCCGGCCCACCTGGCGCAATCGACACCACCACGGGCCGCGCGTAGGTGGTGCGCATGTTGCCGTACTGGTACAGGTTGCGGAACGTGGTGTAGTCCATGTAGTTCAGCAGCTGCTCGTCGGCGTAGTTCTGGCCGACCGAGGAGCAGCGGAAGCTGTCGCGCTTCCAGTTGCCAAACGTGGAGCCCACGCCGGCCTGTGCCGGCGTGTACTCCTGCTGCTGCGTGACCAGGTTGAATTGCACCGGCTCACGCAGCCACTGCCAGTCTTCCTTCGCTGTCTGCACGTCCATCCAGGCCTGGTTGACCCAGTTGGCCATGCGCGCGGATTCGCCGCCGGGCGTGAGGCCCTGCACCGTGGTGAGTGCAGGCCCGGACACGCCGCACTCGACGCGCGCGGTGTTGACGAGCTGAAGGTAGTTCACTGGCAGTCCTCAGTTATGCCGGCTCGGCCAGCACGTTCTGCAGCCACGCGCGGCCGCGCGGGTTGCTGTCGTCCACCAGGTCGAACGGGTACGCCAGGCCGTGGCGGGCCTGCATGTGCGTCACGTCGGGCTGCGCCGGGTTCGGCGTGACCTGGGTGTATTTGGTCTCTTTCATGCGCGCCAGAATCTCGACGTACTTGCGGCGCACCTTCATCGGCACGCCACGCATGATGGGTTGGTTGGTGCCATTGCAGTTCACGATGACGTGAGGCGGCTGGTTCTCGTCGGTGGTCGAGTGAACCATGATGGTCACCATCTCGTTCATAAACGCCTCATCGGCGGCCAGCTGGCGAAAATCGCGCGACTCGGCGACGGTTTCCACGATCGGCTGATCGTCGTTGATCTCGATGCCCTTTGCCGGGCTATTGCTCTTCGTTGCCATCTCAAACTCCTGCGGTTGAAAAACAGACGTGCCAAAAAGACGGGCACCCGAAGGTGCCCGTCAAAACTCCCAGTGGAGGGTTCAGGGAGATGGCAACAATTACTGCGCGCTGCCGGGCATGGCCAGGCAGTCGTAGTAGGCGTCGGTCACGTTGGCAGCGCCGAGGTCGGTGGTGCCAGGGGTGAACGTGGTGGCAGCGGTGGTGACCTTGATCAGGCCGACCAGCGTCAGGTTGGCGGCGGGGGCGCCGGGCACGGGGCACGGGTCGCCAGCAGCAACGATCGGACCCTGCGAGGTCGAGATCGTGCCGGAGCCGTCGATCCACACGCCAAACAGGCAGGCCTGGTATTGGCCCAGGGCGGTGTGGCCGGCGCTGAACGACAGGTTGTCGGTCGCGTTGTAGGACTTGAACACGCCGTTGCTGGTGTAGGTCAGGGTGTTCTGGGTCTTGAACTTGCCGGAGTTGGTGCCTTCAGCCAGGCCAGCGGCGGTCAGCGACGCATAGCCGCTGTTGATCTGCTCGATGTTGTAGGACATGGTGGAATTCCTTCCTTAATCTTGGGTGTTGAGGGTGCCGACGGTGTTGGCATCGGCGGCTCCAGTGGAGGCGCTGCCAGTGGTCACGCCGTCGTGCGTGTGGGTGTTGACTGCCGTCTTGATGGCTTCCAAGTCGGCCAGGATGGATTCAAAGAGAGCGCGGATCTCACGCGAGGTGAGCAGGTCCGGCACCTTGGCCATCCGCACGTTGATGCTTTCGCTCATAGTGGGGGTCCTTGTGAGAACGGGGCCCGGTTACCCAGGCCCCTGGTCATTACAGAGCGGTCACACCAGCCTCGATGCGAGCCATGAAGGCGTCGTTGAGGCGGACAGTGGCGAACCAGGTGGAAGCGCCCACGTAGCCGAACTGGCCCAGCGGGTTGGCGTGGTTGGTCTGGGAGGCCTTCAGGACGATGGGCTTGATGGCGCCCATGCCCTTCAGAGCCACCTGGCCCCAGCAGTCTTCACCGATGATGATGAAGGGGTACACGTCCACGTTGGCACCGGCCACAGACAGCATGCCGTTCAGCGTGCTCGAGCCGGCAGCAGCGAAGGACTTCAGCAGCGGGGAGCTGATGAAGCGGAAGTCTTCGCAGGCGCCCACTTCGCGGTCGTGGATCGGCTTGAACGAGCCGTACTCTTCCACGCGGGTGAAGCCGGGCAGGTTGCGGATGTCAGCAACGGCGTCGGTGTGGCAGAACACGATGAACGCGGGCTGCACGGCACGGGTGCCGAAGTTGACGCCAGGGGCCAGACGCGAGGTCACGCGGCGAGCGCGGTTCGACTCGAGGGTACGGGCGGCCTTGCGCAGGGCGTTCAGGCTGATGGCGGTGTTGATGCCCGAGCGGCTGGAGCCGTTGGCATAGATCACGGTGGAGCCAGCCTTCAGCACGCCGTAGCGCACCATCTCCATCACCTCGGCCAGGGTCTCGCCGGTCAGCTTGACCATCTCGCCGGGGATGTCGTCTTCGTACAGCTGCTCGACTTTGGAGCTGTACTTGAACAGCACGCCGTACTGCTGCAGCTGCACCGACACGTCCTGGAACGAGATGGTGTTGCTGTTGGGGGTCACGCCCTCAGCCAGCACGAAGTTGCTGGCGGTGATGTCGGGGGTGCCGACGTAGCGGTTGGAACCCTCGATCGAGGTGCCCACGGTCGACGCGCCGAAAGGCAGCGTGCGGCGGAACACCAGGGTGTCGGTGGAGTTCTGGGGCATCTCGCGCTGGGTGCCGAAGTCGCCCAGAACGGTGATGGGTTGTGCATGCTCGAGCATGCCTTGGGCAGCGCGGATCAGGTTCCGCGATGCAACGGTGCCGTAATTTTGGATGGCCATTTCTTAGGGTCCTTAGAGGAGGTTGATCAATAGCCGCGCTGCGCTTTTTCTTTTTCGCGTTGCGCGGCCATGTGGTTCCACAGTTCTTCCGGTGACAGGTCGTCCAAAGATTTGGGCGGCGGTGTCTGGCCGGGTCGAGTTGTCGCGGCTGCAGCGAGACGCTGGCTGCGCTCTTGCTTGACCTCCGATGCAGGTCGGGTTCGGGCCCTCTCGTACAGGTCCAGCATCTTGATGGCGTCACGCGCCGCAGTGCTGTCTGCCAAGGCGCGCACATCGGGGGCTTGCACGGCGTACCAGGCAGCAAATTCCGGCGTGTTGACGGTTTGCTTCCAGTTCTCGTACTTGCCTTCGAGGCGTGCCTCTTCGAGCGCCCGAGTCATTTCGGCCTTGGTCTGCGCGACTTGCTGCTGCACGTAGCCAGCCACCTGTTCGGGTGTCAGGCCGCCTTGCTGCGGCGTCACGCTTCCCAGCTTAGAAGCGACGTACTCTTCCATCGCTCCGGCCCACTCGGGAAAGTCCTGCTTGAGCTGCTCCCACTTCTCGGGGTTCTTGGCAGCTGCAGCCATTTGTCCCTGCGAAGGCGCCTGCTCGGGTGCGACCGTCGTCGCAGCCTGTCGGGCCTGCTGAAACTCACGCTGCATCGCTGCCACGCGACCCTCGGCGGTCTTGACGTGGTGCAGCAGTTGGGCGTTGGCTTGCTCCAGTTGGGGGATCTTGGCCAGTGCGGCCTTCACCTCCGGGGGCAATCCGGCCAGCGGATCAACCGTCTCTTGGGCTGCGGTGCCTTCAGAACCGGCGGCCTGGGGCTCGCCCTCTTGCGGCGGAATTTCTTCCGGCGCACTGGCCTGTTGGAGCTCTGTCGCGGGCGTGTCGCCGGCGTCGAGCTTCTGGGCCTCTTCGTTCCAAAGATTCTGCAGCTGCTCCTGGGTCAGGTTGTCTTCCACTGTAACGCCTCCAAAAACAAAAGCCGCCTTTCGGCGGCCTTCTTGCCAAGGTCAACCGGGATCAATCGTCCGGGTCGACCGCCACACCTCGAGCTGCCGCGTTGGGCAGGTCAAGGAATTTCTTCAGCAGCCGGATTTCACCCCGCAGTGCTGCTGTTTCGTCCGGGGTCAGCTTCAGCGCGTCGTTCTTTTCTCTTGCGCGCGAGAGCTGGCCCTCAGCCCATTTCCTGAGCTGATGCCATGTTGCGGACTGGTAATCAATCATCGAAATGCAAAAGCCGCCCGGAGGCGGCTTTCAAAAATTGTGGGCGCGAGGCCCCTGCCAGAATTGTATGGGGTCGGCAAACCGGACGCAACCACTGTTTTCATTCAAGAAAGCGCAGCTTGTAAAGCGTCGATTGGAACAGGCCCACGGCCTCGTCCACCAGGTTGCTCAGCGCGCGCTGGTCCTTACCGGTGACCTCGTCCTGGTTGTCCTGAATCCAGGCCTTGATCTGCTCCAGGACGTCGGCGATCTCGCCCTCGTACTCGTTGTCCAGCAGCGGCACGTCCAGGAGCGCCTGGTACTCGCCCTGGCAGGCCTCGGCAAACCGATCGGCCAGCGGGATCACCGCCTCGTAGAACGCGC